GTAATTTGTGTCGGAAATTACGGCGGCACAAACTTTAGTGACTCCGCAGATGTGCAAACAAAAATTCAAGCGGGGATGAATTACCAAGGATTTGGTAACGTCAATACTCTGACCTGGAATGTCCCACAAGGAACTGCTCGAAATGCCCAAAATGCGGATTACACGTTAACAGCGTTTGATGCAGGTAAATTAATTTACCATAGTTCGTCTTCTCCGCACACTTGGACAATTCCTTCAAACGCATCTGTAGCGTTCCCCCTCGGCACAGAAATTACGTTGTCCAACGAAGGGTCTGGTGCTGTTACCGTTGCCATTACATCAGACACTTTGCGATGGCAGTCCAGCACTGGGTCGAGAACACTTGCTCAGAACGGACTGGCAAAAATCATAAAACTGTCTGACACTGTTTGGCGTATTACAGGTGAAGGCATTTCTTAATTTAAGGACTCATCATGGCTGACAAGAAAATCTCCCAACTGACCGCTGTCAGCACCCCGCTGGCGCTGACTGAGGAACTGCCAGCGGTGCAGTCCAGCACGACCAAGAAGGTCACCGTGCAGCAGATGCTCACGGGCGTAATTGTCACGGAGTCGGGCACCACGCGCACCTTGTCAACCACCGACAACGGCAAGATCATCTACTGCACCTCCAGCAGCGCAGTGACGATCAACTGCGCCTCGGGTCTGGGTGCAGGCTTCAATGTCACCATCGTCCAAGGTGGTACTGGCAAAGTGACGGTTGCGCCCAACAGCCAGACGCTTAACAGTTATTCGGCGCTATTCAGCACGATGGGGCAATATGCTGTCATCTCGTTGATTAGCCCCGCCGCCAACGAATTTATCGCCGCAGGAAACCTCGGCGTTTGACACGCGCCTTCTTAGCGCATAATCTAAGAACTGTACCGGCCCAGTAGACCGGGGTTTCTACGGAAACACCATGAACGACGAAAGTCAAACCTTAGCGGAAGTTGAATCCGCGCCAGCACCCGAGGCGACGGCCGCCCCGGAGAATGCACAAAACGCGCCGGAAGTAGCTGAGAGTCAACCCGAGCAGACGCCCGAGGAGAAGAAATTCACCCAGGCTGAAATCGACGCGATGATCAGCAAGCGCCTTGCAAGAGAGCAACGCAAATGGGAACGTGAGCAGCAGGCCAAACTTGCAGAGATGCAAGCGGTCAAGCAGCCCAAGGAACTCCCGCCTGTCGATCAGTTTGAGTCCCCGGAAGCCTATGCGGAAGCACTGGCAGTCCGAAAGGCCGAAGAACTGCTTGCACAGCGTGAGTACCAGAAGCAGCAAGCTGCGATCAACGACGCTTACGCCGAGCGTGAGGAGGAAGCCAGGGCCAAGTATGACGACTTCGAGCAAGTCGCTTACAACCCGCAGCTTCGAGTCACCGACGTGATGGCCGAGACGATCAAGGCATCCGACATGGGGCCGGACCTAGCCTACTGGCTGGGCACCAACCCGAAGGAAGCTGATCGCATTTCCAAACTGTCGCCGCTTTTGCAGGCACGAGAGATTGGGAAGATCGAGGCTAAACTGGCCGCAAGTCCTCCCGTGAAACCAACAACGTCTGCACCTGCACCGATTACACCTGTGACAGCACGAACCAGTGGCAACCCGTCCTACGACACGACTGACCCTCGCTCTGTGAAGGCCATGAGTACGTCGGAATGGATTGAAGCTGAGCGTGCCCGGCAGATGAAAAAAATGCAAGCGCAAATGTCCCGCTAAAACTTTGAAAGGACTCGCATCATGGCGAATAGTATTCTTACCATTGACATGATCACCCGGAAGGCTCTGGAAATCCTGGAGAACAACCTGGTGATCACCCGTAACGTGAACCGTCAGTACGACGACAGCTTTGCTGTTGAAGGTGCCAAGATTGGTTCGACCCTGCGTATCCGTCTGCCTGACCGCGCTCTGGTCACTGACGGCGCCGCCCTGCAAGTGCAGGACGACAACGAGCAGTTCACCACCCTGACTGTTGCTTCCCAGAAGCACATCGGCGTGAACTTCACGTCTGCCGAACTGACCATGCAGTTGGACGACTTCGCAGAGCGTGTTCTGAAGCCTCGTATCAGCCAGTTGGCCTCGTCCATCGACGCCGATGTGGCAAACAGCTTCAAGAACATCTATCAGTCCGTCGGCACCCCCGGCACCACGCCCGCCACCTCGCTGGTTCTGCTGCAAGCTCAACAGAAGCTGAACGAGGCTGCTGCGGTCATGTCGCCGCGCTACGCCACCGTCAACCCGGCTGCCAACGCTGGCCTGGTCGAAGGCATGAAAGGTCTGTTCAACCCCACCGACACCATCAGCCGCCAGTTTAAAAACGGCATGATGGGCATGGGCGTGCTGGGCTTTGACGAGATCAACATGTCTCAGTCGATCAAGCAGCACACCAACGGCGACTGGGGCACCGGCATCACCGTGACCAGCACTGTGTCTACTCAAGGTCAGTCCACTCTGGGCATCAGCTTCACCGGCTCCAGCAAAACCTGGAACGTCGGCGACGTGTTCACCATTGCCAACGTGTACTCTGTGAACCCGCAGACCCGCGAGTCCACTGGTTCGCTCCAGCAGTTCGTGGTGACCGCTGCCACCTCCGGCTCGTCCACCGCTACGCTGAGCATCAGCCCCGCGCTGTACACCGCTGACCAGGCTCTGGCTACGGTCAACGCCTTCCCCCAGTCTGGCGCTGCTGTGACCATGCTCGGCTCGGCCACCAGCACCTACGCCCAGAACCTCGTGTACCACAAGGACGCGATTACTTTCGCTACCGCCGACCTGCTCCTGCCCCAGGGCGTGGACATGGCCGCTCGTGCTGTTCACAACGGCATCAGCATGCGCGTGGTTCGCCAGTACGACATCAACAACGACCGCATGCCGTGTCGTATTGATGTGCTGTACGGCTACAGCGTCATTCGTCCGCAGATGGCCGTGCGTCTCTGGGGCTGATCAGTAACTCTTTTGAAAGGAAATCATCATGGCACTTCCTAACGGCGCAGGCGGCTATCAAGTCGGTGACGGTAATCTGAACGAACCCGTCATCGGCTATTTGCCCGCCCCTACCACTGAGACTGGCACTTCCGCTGTTACTTTGACTGCGGCTGAAGTAACTGGCGGTATTCTGATCGCCAATCCTGGCACCACCGGCACAACCTACACGATGCCCATCGTGGTTACCGCAGGCGGCGTCACTGGTGTGAACGATCTGGTCTCCAGTGCTAAAGTTGGCAGCACCTTTAACTGGGTGGTGATCAACATCGGTACTTCGACCGGCGACATCACTATGGCTGCTGGCACCGGTACCGGCTGGACGATTGTCGGTTCGCTGACCATCAATGACGGCACTTCGGCCTCGTTTGTCGCTCGTAAAACCAGCGACACGACCTGGACTCTGTACCGCGTTGCCTAAGCTTAACGGGGGGCTTCGGCCCCCTGTTCCCTCCTTTTTTGGAATCAATAGAAAGGTCGATCATGGCAAACAATAAGCCGATTGGCGTCGCATACGCCGATCCTCAACTGGACTCGTTCCAGGTTGGTACGTCTGGCAACCCTATCCAGATCACGTCTTCGGGCGTGCTCAATGGTGCCTACGCCACCACTTCCGCTACTTCCGGCGACACCCGCCTGAACTATCAGCGACTGACATTCACCTCGACTGGCTCGGGCGAAACCATCCGCGCCTTTTCGGTGGTGACTGGCGCAAACGGCGCGACTGCGGGCACCATCAACGGCGCTCACATCAGCACGTCGATCAACGGTTCTGGCACCATCAGCGGCGCAGCCAATGCTATCCGTGCAACCATTGGCGGCTCGTCCACCAATCCTGGCGGCACGCTGGCAGCCCTGCAACTGGACTCTGACTTTGCTTCTGGTGGCACTTGGAGCAACGCCTCCTTCCTGCGCGTGACCAACTCGGGCACGGGCGAGGTGGGCACGTTTGCTGTGATGCCTGCTGTGAGCGCAACGGGCGTGTTCCGCGCTGCGGTCGGCTCGCCGGTCGTGACGCACACCATTCCCGTCAAGAGTGGCAGCACGACCTACTACATCATGGTCAGCACGGTTGCCTGATGCAGATAACCAAAGAATTTCTTCAAACGGAAATTCAAGGTCTTGAGCTAGAGATCGGGAAGGCGCAAACCTTCCTGACTCAAGCTCAAGCGGTCTTGAATGCTTACAGAATGCTGGTCCAAAAGCTGGACGAGCCAGAACCCGCAGATTCGGAGGAATCATGCCAGTAATTTACCTCCGTCACCCTGACCACGGTTTCAAAGTTGCATCGCTCGACATCGAAGCCGATTATGATGAACAACACGGCTGGGAACGCTACAATCTTGACACGCCTTCGACTGTCGAAGAAGTGGCCCCGGAAACTCCGGTAGCGCGGCGCGGTCGCCGCAAAAAAGCCGAGTCATCGGTAGAAACCCCAGTGCCGGACTTTTTGGCACCGCAGTTAGACGAAGGAGAGTGAAATGGCGACCTACACCGCAGGCGAACAGATTAACCGGGCGTTGCGGCTGCTAGGTGTGTTGGCAGAAGGT